TTTATTGGAGAGGCGAAGATTATGTCTACGCCTATGGGTGAGATTGTGAAAAGTCTTATGGACGAAGGTGCAAAACTAGGTGTTTCCTCACGGGGAATGGGTAGTTTAGACGAAAAAGGTGGCGCAAGCTATGTGCGGGACGACTTCTATCTCGCAACAGCAGCAGACATTGTTGCTGACCCTTCCGCACCAAACGCTTTTGTTGAGGGTATTATGGAAGGTAAGGAGTGGGTTTGGGACAACGGAGCGCTGTTGGAATCGGAAATGGTAGAGATGAAAAAAGAGTTTGATGTGAAGCAACGTCAAAGGAACGCAAATAAGGAAGCTTTAGCATTCGCAAAGTTTCTTAAAAGACTTTAATTTATAAATAATCAATACACAGGTAAGGAGACCCCTATGTCAGAATTAGAACAAACAATTGAAGAGTTGGAAGCGGAAGTGCTTGCAGAACTCGAAGAAGCAAGTGATGCCCAGACTAAGGGTGCTACTCCTGCTGAACCAAAGAAGAAAATTGGTAAAGAAACACCCGGTGGCGAAGTTGCCGATGTTGGTGGTGCTGATCCAGAAGCCAAAGTCGAAAAAGGTGCTGATGAAGATCGTGACGAAAAGGCAATTGGCAAGAAAGCCGCAGCTGCTGCAAAAGCAGTTTCCAGTGATGCACAACAGAAGGGCGCTGGTAAAGCAGACGGTCCTCAAAAACTCGCTGCTGGTCATGTACCAGAAGGCGAAGTTGTTGCTGAAGCAAAGAAAATGACTAAAGCACAGGCGCTAGAACAGATTGGAAAGATGAAGAAAGGCGAAATTGAAGAAATGCTCGCATCTCATGAATCCAGTCTTGCTGAAGCAGATAATGCTAAGACGGAAGAAGAGTTAAAAGCTCTTGAAGATGCCAAATCAGAAATAGAAGAAAAAATCAAATCTATTAGTGTCAAGGAAGACGTTGCCGCTCTCGTAGATGGCGAAGGTCTTTCTGAAGAGTTTAAGAATAAGGCAGCAACAATTTTTGAAGCTGCTGTTAAATCAAAAACCCGTGAGGAAATCACTCGTATTCACGAAACAATGACTGGCGAGTTTGAAGTAAAACTGGAAGAGTCGGTTGATACTCTTACAGAAAAAGTAGATACATATCTCAACTATGTTGTAGAGGAATGGACGAAAGAGAATGAGTTGTCAATCGAGCGCGGTTTGAAGGGCGAGATTGCAGAAGACTTTATCTCTGGACTGAAACAGTTGTTTGAAGATCACTATATTGATGTGCCGAATGAGAAATATGACGTTCTCGAAGCACAGTCTGAGAAGATTAACGAACTAGAAGAGAAAGTTAACTCTGTTATGGAGCAGAATGTTGCTCTTACACAGGTTAAGTCACAACTAGTTCGTGAGCAGGTCATTTCTGAGGTTTCCGAAGAGTTGACCGATACTGAAATTGAGAAGTTCAAGTCTCTAACAGAAGATGTTGACTTTGTTTCGGAAGAGTCCTTTCGCGCAAAACTCCACACCTTAAAGGAAAGTTATTTCCCGAAAACGATTGTTGAACAGACTTTTGATGATGAAGATGGTGGCACCGCACAGGACATTGATACGACTGGCGCTATGACAGCGTATATGTCGGCAATTAGTCGTAACAAAAAACGTGCCCAATAACCCAATAATATTATAAACAGATGTAAATTATAAAGGAGAAACTAATGTTTCAGACAGAACATCTACAAGAAAAGTGGCAACCAGTCCTAGAACACCCCGATCTTCCAAAGATTGAGGATTCTTACAAGCGGGCAGTTACTACTCTCATCTTAGAGAACCAAGAAAAAGCAATGAAAGAAGACCGTGGTTTTCTTTCAGAAACAGCGCCAGTCAACAGCATGGGTGGTGGTCAGATGGATACATGGGACCCAATTTTGATCTCCCTAGTTCGTCGTGCAATGCCTAACCTGATCGCTTATGACGTTTGTGGTGTGCAACCAATGACTGGACCAACTGGTCTTATCTTTGCGATGCGTTCCTCACTCGCCTCACAAGACGGTGCAGAAGCTCTCGTTGATGAGTCATTCCCTGATACATCCAACCAGAACGCTGCCGGTACAATTGGTGGTGGTGATATTGCTACTACTGAAACTAACCCATCAGTTCTTAATGATTCCCCAGCAACGGCTTATACCTCTGCAACTGGTATGACACGCAGTCAGGCTGAAGCACTTGGTGATAGCGGTACAAACGCTTTCGCTGAAATGGCCTTCAGTATTGAAAAGTCTACGGTTACTGCCGTTTCTCGCGCACTCAAAGCAGAGTACACGATGGAACTTGCACAGGACTTGAAGGCAATTCATGGTCTTGACGCCGAGACAGAACTTGCTAACATTCTCAGCACAGAAATTCTTGCTGAAATCAACCGTGAAGTTATTCGTTCTCTGTATGTTACAGCTGTTGCGGGTGCTCAGGTTAACACAACTAACGCTGGTATCTTTGATCTGGACACCGACTCTAATGGTCGTTGGTCGGTTGAGAAGTTCAAAGGTCTTATGTTCCAGATTGAACGTGATGCCAATGCGATTGGTCAACAAACTCGCCGTGGTAAAGGTAACATGCTGATTGTTTCGGCTGATGTTGCTTCTGCCCTTCAAATGGCTGGTGTTCTTGATTACACACCTGCTCTAAACAACAACCTCGCAGTTGACGACACATCTTCCACATTTGCTGGTACGATGAATGGTCGCTTCAAGGTTTATGTTGACCCATATGCCGCTAACGTAGCTGCTTCGCAGTACTATGTTGCTGGTTATAAGGGCACATCGCCTTACGATGCTGGTTTCTTCTATTGCCCATACGTTCCCTTACAAATGGTTCGTGCGGTTGGTGAGAATTCCTTCCAGCCTAAGATTGGTTTCAAGACCCGTTATGGTCTTGCTGCTAACCCATTCGCTGGTGCGGGTGCGGTTGCTGCTGGTGACACGGTTAATACCGATGCTTCACTGGATGCGAACACCAATGCTTGGTATCGTAGAGTCAAAGTATCCAATCTCATGTAAGATTGGTTTCTATAATAAGAAACTTAACTAAAAAACTTAGAGGGTGCCCGAAAGGGTGCCCTCTTTTTTGTTATAAATACTTATATAGATATAAACAAATAATATAGGGGAAAAATATTATGTCGTATGTTGTTACTTCTGTTCGAGTTCGACCCAATACTGGAGTTGCTTGGTATTCTACGAGTGACGGGTTAAAAAGTTATGTTGCAACGAATTTTACTGATCGCGGAACCAGAACATCAATAAGCAAGTCTGTGAGTGATGATGGATTAACCCAAACAATTGTAACAAGCTATCCTAATGAGGCGGCATGGAATACCTTTAAAACTGATTTGGAGGTGGTAAATGCCTTTAATACTCGCAAAACTTACTATACAGACAATAATATAACAATCACAATAACAAAAACAGAAAGTTGATAGTATAAATAATATGGCAACTGCACAATCACCACTAGCAAGGCAACCAGACAAGTTAGACTATGCAAGTCCGACTCAGTTTCGATTTGGTATCAATCAACTTCCAAAGGTTGAGTTTTTTACTATTAATGCAAACTTACCTGGCATTGATGCTCCAACAATAGATTTTGCAAATCCCTTTAAAAATATTCCAATTATGGGTGATAAACTTACATATGAAAATCTTACTATCACGTTTATTGTTGACGAATACCTAGAGAATTATCAATCACTTCATAATTGGATGACGGGAATTGGTTTTCCATCAGACAGGTCTGAGTTTAAAACACATAGAGATGTAACATCAATTGCTCCAGCTGGTGGTAGAACCACTCCAGTTGATATTGTAAGTTCTACAACATCAGATAAATCAATGTATTCAGATGCCTTTCTTATGTTACTCTCCAATAAGAATAATCCTATTTTGAATGTTATATTCGAAAATCTATTTCCTATATCATTAAGTGGGTTGGATTACACACAGGGGGCAACAGATGTTGAGTATATGTCTGCTACTGCATCCTTTGCATATCAAATCTATAAATTTGAGGGTGTATAAATAAAATTGAGCAGATTTGGTAATGCTTTAACATTTATCAAATCTATAGACTTAATTTCTAGTGACGACTCGTTCGAACTCACTAGGGTCAATATAACACAAGAAAGATACTATACCAAACTGCTCACTTTTTCATTATGAGGTAAATATGGATTTAGATACATTAAAAAATACTGCAAGAACAGACCTTCCCGTAACTGATCTGGAACACATCGATCAGGAATCATATAAAAATCAACTAATAAAACAGAAGTGGCTGGACTTCAAGGCAGACTTTGAACTGCTTTTGATTAAGGCTAAATCTGATCACCAACTTCTGTATCGTCAGAAGTGGGAATATTATGGTGGCAAAGCTGATGCAAAGGTTTATGCTGCAAAACCTTTTGACATTAGGGTTATAAAGACAGACCTTGTAATGTACATTCAGACTGATGAGGATATTCTTAGAATCTCAAACAAAATGGGGTATTATGAATCCTGCATTGATTATTGTAAGGGTGTAATCAAGTCTATCGATAATCGTGGATGGGACATCCGTAATGCAACTGATTGGAAAAAGTTTGAAGCTGGGATGATATAAATGACATCAGTAAAATCTTGTGATTGTTTTTCAACAGTAATATCCCAGTTTTCTTTAAATATAGAACATTCTCATATGATGAAACGTATACTTTTATCATCTGATAAATTACATGAGGATAAAGTATTTAAAACTTTGGTAAACCATATATTAAAATCTACAACTTCTGTTCTAGAAAAACAACAATATCAATATGACAAAATAGAGATAACAAATATGTGGTCAAATACACTCAATAGTGGCGAATCACATCCCCCACATACACACTCAAATAATTTCTTATCTGGGGTATATTATCTGAAAGCAGGAAACACTTCACCAATACAATTCTTTGATCCTAGACCGGCTGCTCATGTGTTACAACCAAGAAACACTCCAAACTTTATAAACTCCAGTATGGTTGAGTTTGATTCTATAGAGGGTGTTGGGTATATCTTTCCATCTTGGTTGTCACATTGGGTTCCACCCACTAAGGAACAACGTGTCAGTGTCTCATGGAATATTCTATTGCGGGGCCACTACGGGGAACATGGTACACTGCAAAATGCGTATATCTAAAAAGAACGAAGTATATTTGATACTTGACGATATGGAAGATTCTACTCGGCAGGAACTAACTTCATTTTTTGAGTTTGAGGTTCCAGGCTTTAAGTTTATGCCCATGTATCGTAATCGTATGTGGGATGGAAAGATACGACTCTTCTCTCCAGCAACAGGTGAGATATACGTTGGATTGCTTCAGTATATTAGGGGTTTTTGTAAGAAAAATGGAATAGACTATATATTAGAAGAGGGAGTTGAAAATGAGAGGGTTATTGTTCGTCAGGTTGTTAGAGATTTCATCAGAAGCCTCAAACCTAAATCACGGGGAAAATTCCTTAAAGTCCGTGATTACCAAATTGATGCAGTACATCATGGTATTTCCAGAAATCGTGCTCTGCTTGTTTCTCCTACTGCTTCGGGTAAATCCCTCGTAATATATTCGTTAGTTCGTTATTATCATATGATGGGCCTAAAAACCCTGATACTAGTTCCCACCACTTCATTAGTGGAACAAATGTACACAGACTTTGAGGACTATGGTTGGAGCTCTGATACATACTGTCAGAAGGTATATCAGGGTCATGACCGCAAGGTAACTAAAGATGTTGTAATATCAACATGGCAATCATTATATAAAATGCCGAAGAAATATTTTGAAGATTTTGGGTGCGTAATCGGTGACGAGGCTCATCTATTTAAGGCAAAGTCTCTTACTGGTATAATGACAAAGTTACACCTATGTAAGCACAGATTCGGTCTTACAGGGACGCTAGATGGTTGCCAGACGCACCAACTGGTATTGGAGGGACTATTTGGTCCACTTGAAAAAGTAGTCACCACACGGGAGTTAATTGAGAAGAAAACTCTTGCTGACCTTAAAATCAAGTGTATAATTCTAAAACATGAGAATATAAAGTTAAGGATGAAATATGCTGAAGAACTAGAATATATTGTCACCCATAAAGGTAGGCAAGATTTTGTTATTGATCTGCTAAAACATCTCAAGGGAAATACCCTTTGTCTCTTTCAACTAGTAGAGAAACACGGTAAACCTCTGCATACAGCTGTAGAAAAAATAATTATAGATCGCAATATATATTTTGTTTATGGTGGAACTAATACTAATACTAGAGAAGAAATAAGGGCGTTAATTGAGAATGCAAAGAATTCTATCGTTATTGCAAGTTACGGTACATTTAGTACGGGTATTAATATTC